AGCAGCAGCAGGACCAAGCCGAAGACCAGGAAGGTCAAGAAGGCAAGGAAGCTGCTCAGCAGAAGCAGCAGCAGCAGGGTGAAGGCGAGGAAGGCGACCAGGAGCAAGGCAAGGAAGCCGAGGCTCTCAAGCAGGCTTCCGAGGCTCTGACCCTTTTGGCTCAGCAGCAACCGTTCCAGGCTCAGGCTCAGCAGTTGCTATCGCTGGTTCAGCAACAGTTGGCCCAACAGCAGCAGCAGTCTTGCTCGACTCCGATGTCGCAGCAACAGCAGCAGGCTCAGCAGCAGATGCAGCAGGCTCAGCAGATGATGGAGCAGGCTCAGCAGATGATGCAGCAAGCCCAGCAGCCGCAGCCGCAACAGTCGATGGAGGACGAGCTCCTCCAGCAGTTGCAGCAGGAGCCTGGTCAGGATGACCTGATGGAAGAGACCATCGAGATGGAAAGCCCTTCGATGGATGTCGGTGAGATCGCTCTGGACCAGCAGGATGCAGAGACTCTCGGACAGCTCTTCGCTTCCAATCCGGAAGTTCAGCAGGCCAGGCAGGCTCAGGCTCTGGAGACCGGGGTGCCTCAGGCTCCCTCAGCTCCAATGACTCGCACTGCTTCGGTCAATCCGTCCCTGCGAACTGTTGGCACTCAGCCGACAGGTGGGGTCTCCCAATTGGGAGGTGCTGCTGCTGCTGACTCCGGCTCCCAGGATACGGACAAGCTTTCAGCTCTCTGGAATTCGGCTCCTGACGTCAAGGATGTTTTCCGCTGATCGTCGGGGCCCGAGGCCCATTCAGATGAAGATGTAGATAGGCCCATCCACCCCAGTCAATGAGAAGATCTAGGAGCAATTAATGCCTCTCAGCATCGGACAAGGCTCGGGTGACTTCCGGGAGACCTCCGGTAGGGTACAAATCCTCCATGCAGGAGTCCGCAACTCTGTGGGCATTCTGACGGCGGATGCGTTCACGCAGGCGAATCCCCCCATCGTCACCACGGCAGCCAACGTCAGCACGACATTGTCGGGCATCTCGAAGTTGGGTGTCTTGGGTGCTTCCATCGCCTTCACCAGGCCCGATATCGGCAATGCCCGAATCGGTGGCCCGGTGCAGGTGGGTGCTGCCTATGTGGCAGCTCAGAAGCCCCTCGGCATCTTCATCAACGATTCGCTCGGCAATGCCTACGAAAACACACCGGGTCCCGCCTCCGAGCGTGGTCCGTACCTCTCAGGTCAAGGTACCTGTGCCGTATCTCTCTGGGAGACCCAGATCCAGATCGGTGCCAACACGGCCCTGACCTACGCTGCTGGTGACAAGCTGTACGCCAGTGTGAACGGCCTGCTCACGAACAGGATTGAGGACGCTTATGAGTACAACGTGTCCGGTCAGAACGACCCGGATTTCGTGACAATCATGGGTGTCGTCAAGATCGCTCCTGATGCAAGCAACACTCTGATGGTCCTCGACCTGCGAGTCTAAGCGGAGGAAAGGTGACATGAATCAGGTTTCCAACGCTGTCAAGCAGCAGATCATCAGCGAGTACATCAAGACCGCAGCTGGCCGTGCCAAGCTGGCAGCCTCGATGACCCAACCTCTGCGTCTCCGCAGAGACTACACCGCCGTCGGCCGCAAGACCTTCTTGGTCGAAGAGCTGCCTGATGGCGCACTCCCCATCTACGACAAGGACCCCGAGGTCACAGCGTACGTCGTGGGCGAGGAAGGCGAGAACATCGTCGCCATCCAGAAGCCACGTCGTGTGATCTTCCCGTTGTTCGAGATCGCCTCGAATCCCGAGATCCCCTTGACCCAGATCAAGGAGCGTCGTTTCGATCTGATCGAACGATCCCAAGACCTGGCCAAGGCTCAGATTCAGGCGGCCGAGGACGAGCGGGTCTTCGCCGTTCTGGACTCCATCGCCGTATCGGGCTTCGACACGCTTCCGGGTGGAACAAACCCGGATGTGAACGTCGTTGCTCCGATCAGCCCGTCGGTGCTGGCTGACGCCTTCGCTGAAGTGGAGAGGCACGACCTTCGGGTCGCTCGCATCTACATGAATGCGGTGGACTACGCCGACATCCGCAAGTTCGGTCGGGACATCCTGGACATCGAGAGCCAGGCCACCCTGCTGAAGACGGGTCTGCAGGCAACCCTCTGGGGCGCTCAGATCATCACGAGCCGCCTGGTTCCGGCCGGGTACGTGTATGTCTGTGCAGAACCGGAGAACTTCGGCCGGTTCCCCGTTCGGACCGAACTTACCGTTCTGTCGGCAGACGATCCGAAGGCTCGAACCATCGGGTTCAGCTGCTTCCAGAACGTCGGAATCGGTGCCTTCAACCCCCGTGGGTTGGTCCGCATCGTGGTCACTCGACTGTAGTAGTTTAGGCTACTTAGCGAGTATTGTTGAGCCCCTGGTCGGCAACAGCTGGCCGGGGGCTCAGCATATTTGTCTGACTGGTTGGCCTGTTTAAGGGTCTAAGGTAACGGGAACCGTCCGAAGTTTATTTGTGATAACCATCCCTACCGAGATCGCTCGTGAGTTGATGATCTTGGCCGACCGGGTGGCCGCTAAACCTAGCGTCTAGGGAGTTACTTTCGTCCGTCTGCTGGTGTATCTCTAGAGGGATGCATGCGTCTTGGAAGAAGATCCTCCAAGGGGAGTTCGAGAAGCCCTACTTTCAGTCTTTGATAGAGTTCGTCAATAAGGAGCGTAGGGAGGGCGTGGTCTTTCCTCCTCCGGGGACGCTTTTCAATGCCTTTCAAGTCCCCTACGAAGAGGTCAAGGTTCTGATCCTAGGGCAAGATCCTTACCCCAATGCCGGACAGGCTTACGGTTTCTGCTTTTCGGTGCAGCCTGGCGTCAAGCCTCCCCCTAGCCTTGTGAACATCTACAAGGAGCTGGAGGGGGACCTGGGGATCAAGCCTCCAAAGCACGGATGCCTTCAGCATTGGGTGGACCAGGGGGTCTTCCTTCTCAACGCTGTATTGACGGTCCGAGCTCACCAGTCGGGTTCTCACCAAGGCAAGGGGTGGGAGCAGTTCACAGACAAGGTCATACGGCTCCTAGACGCCCGTCAGGAGCCTGTTGTCTTCGTTCTATGGGGCAGGTATGCCCGGAACAAGAAGGACCTCATAGACTGCCAGAGGCACCTTGTATTGGAGGCTGCTCATCCCTCTCCAATGTCGGCTAGGAACGGGTTCTTCGGAAGCCGCCCCTTCTCTCAGATCAACGCAGCCTTGGAGTATTCGGGGCTGGATCCTATAGACTGGCAACTACCCCCGAAGGTCTGATGGAGCAGCTAGCTTTTCCGTTCTTTGAGTGGGAGGTAGCAGTACCTTTGGAGCCTCAACCCTACTATGGGAGCAGTTTTTTTGGGGGTAATGACTGGCACTTCTGGACAGGCGGGGGGTGTACTTCTGTCGCTACTTTCCCAACCAAATCCTACGAGAACAAGGGGACCTACTATCATGCTTGCCCTTTCAAGGTAGGAAGACAGGCTGGGGGTGGGGTGATAAGGAAAATCCGGCTCTTCCAAGGGTACTCAGAGACCTGGTACTGGATTCTGAGTCTGGATCCGGTGGGAGATTGTGTAGACTTGCTGAGCGATTGGGAGTCTCTCGGGGTTTCTAACAGGGAATGGTACCACTACGACGACAGATACTGGCACAACGAAGAAATCCATGTGAGGTCTCGGGATGCTATTGTTGCTCGGAAGAAGACTCCTTCCAAGATTCCATACTTGACCTTAGAGTACAACGTGGAAGGGGATGTGGTGGGCGCTAAACTAGAACTTTTTAGGGCTTATTCAGGTGAAGAGCTTGAAGAGCTCAAGAACTTGGTTCCCTCAAAGGCTTTCGATCTAATTAAGTCTGCCTATCAGGAATGCATGTGTTAGGGCTTGTGGATGACTAGCATGGACCAAATTGTAGAAGAGATGGACTTTCAGGTTCTGCAAGAGGGAATCGAGAGTATTCAAGGTGGGGTCTCTACTCTGAAGGTTTGGGTAATAGGGCTGGTTCGCAAGAACTCTGGGGAGAGTGTACCCCTTTTGGTCTACCTGGAGCGCGAAGAGGCTATGAAAAGCTACGGATCCATGACTCAAGTGATGC